TATTGAATTTGTTTAGTAAATTTGCGCTAAACTAAAATCAATCACAATGAATATCGAACAATTAAAGGCAAAGTTTCCCGGTGTTGAAATTTACACGCTAACCGTTTCTAACCGCCAAGGCGCACCATTAACCGTACACTTGCGCGAGATGGATAGATTGGCATACAAAACCGTTAGTGCATTAATTGCCAAAGATGAATTGATGGGTGTCGAGTCGTTCCTGCGCACGTTATGTGTAGAGGGCGATGTTGAGGCCATCATCAATGATTTCAAGGCACTACGAAGCGCGGCAATGACCATCCTACCAATGTTAAGCACTGAAGCAGGTGAGTTAAAAAAAAATTAGACTCGGCAAAAAAGTTACTTGAAACGGATGAGTTTGCGCGTCAAAATGCACTCATCCGTTTTTATTACCATACCGACCCAAACACGCTAACAGATGATGAATGGGCGCGTTCGATTGAAGAAATATTGTGGGTATTAAAGTTTAACGGAACAATACAGGTTAAGAATGGCAAATAATAGTGTTGAATACATACTATCGTTAAAGGATAAGTTTAGCAGTCCTATCAGCAAGGCCACGCAAAAGACCGAGCAACTAAACAAGGCCGTTAATAATACTAAAAACGCACTCGGCAATTTAGCGGGTGCAATGGGTATTGGTATTGGTGCTGCGGGTGTTGTATCGTTTGGCAAGGCCGTTGTTGATAGCTTGGTTCGATACGAATACTTCTCGGCATCATTACGCACATTAATGATGGGTGATGCACAAGCGGCCAAAGCATTGGAAAATCAGTTGGTCGAAACGGCACGAACAACACCGTTTAGTTTAGTTGAGGTACAAGATGCTACGAAGCAGTTGTTAGCGTATGGGTTCAGCGCAGGAAAGGTAGTTGAGAATATTCGTATGCTTGGTGATGTTGCGAGTGCGCTAAAAATTCCTTTTAGCGACATTGCATACCTATACGGAACGCTTAAAACACAAGGGCGAGCGTTTAGCAAGGATATTTATCAGTTCACAGGCCGAGGCATTCCGATTGTTAAAGAGTTAGCAAAGCAGTTCAAGGTTGCCGATAGTGAGGTGATGAAGTTGGTTGAAAGTGGCAAAGTTGGTTTTAAGGAAGTAGAAAAAGCGTTCCAATCAATGACTGCCGAGGGCGGCATGTTTTTCGATATGATGCAACAACAATCAAAAACAACGGGCGGTCAAATAAGCATGCTTGGTGATAGTTGGGAGCAGCTAAAAGTAAACATTGGTAAAAGCCAAACGGGGATAATTGCGGGAACGGTATCGTTTGCAAATAGATTAGTTGGTTATCTTGCAAATAGTTTTAAGGTAGGCAATTCAATGGTTGAGAATTTTACAAAATACAATGCTCAACAATTTACATGGTACGAGTCATTTTTTGAGTCAAAATCTTATTCATTAGTAAAAAGTTTTCAAAAGTTTACTGATGCTATGTTTAGCGAAAAACCTGCGCAAACATATACACAAGCAGCAGAGCAATTGCGCCAATTGATTAAAATGTCGGAAGCAAATAAAGCTATGCTTTCGAGTGGTGCAATAAATTTAACTGATTTTATTAGAAGGCAAGCAGTGATTAAAGGCGGTTTTGAAGCCGTTAAAAATCAAATGCAATTACTTAAAACACCTGTCACAACAACACAAACGGCAGCCAAAGGAATGGGTGCTGCATCAACTGAAACAGCCAAAGCCAAAGGCGGTACTTCGACATCCGTTGTTGAAAGTAGGGGAGTGCAAAACTTCAACATATCAATCAAAGAGTTTGGCAATATTGTTTTGAACACTACCAACATCAAAGAGGGTGCAACACAAATCAAAGAAACAATAACACAAGCGTTAATCGAAGCGGTTAATGACTTCCAAATTATGGCTACAAAATGAGTTTAAAGTTTTACATACCATCACCGGCAGCAAAAACAAACTTTCGCACCTTATCAAAGGGCTTCGGACTTCCTTTGGTGCAACGTGCGATAGTTGAAGCAAGGAATTTCAATATCAAAACAGATCCGCCCGATGCAACAAGTTTATTGGGAACACCTGTTTACGATACATTGTTTATTGAACGGCCTAATTATACTACATTTGAATTTAATGATTTTACAAACAAATACGTACAAACACCAAATCCACTTGACTATAATAGGCCAGAAAACAGGGCAATAACAAATTCTACTGAAGACAGCAATATTGGCCTATTCCTTAACGGTGTTATCATTGATGCAACTATTGTAAAAAACATCATTAAAACAGAATTAATCGACCATGTTGGAACGGTTAAGGAGTATATCGGACAAGGTGATATTGACTTGACTATACGTGGCTACGTGGCAACACAAAACCCCGATGAATATCCCGATGTTGAAGCGAGGTTGATTAAGGCATACGCATCGGCACCTGTTGCATTGAATGTAACATCAAGATTTTTGAATGAGATATTAGGGGTAAACAAAATAGTTGTTGATAGCTTGAACATGCAACAGCAACAAGGGATGCGTAATGTGCAATACTTTCAACTTAACTGTTCAAGTACAGTTGATTACACTATAGCCGAGAAAAAGAATGTTTAGGATAGTTTGCCGTATAATATTAGAACAGCAGGGCAATGGCCGAAATCAAACGTTTATCTTTGATAAGGTTAACAAGGTAACGGTAACACGCTCATTTGACAAGCAAACACAAACGGCATCAATAACTTTACCGCGTAATGTGATATACAATAGCAAGAACATATATGAGGGCGCAAACGCTTTGATGCGCAGGGGTGATAAGGTTACAATCATTGGCGCATATTACCCAAACGAAACCGTTATATTCACAGGTTACATTGCAAAGATTAACAACAACGTACCTATCGAATTATTATGCGAAGATGAAATGTTTTTATTGAAGCAGGCCATAGCACCGAACTTAACTTTTAAGTCAGTTAATTTGCGCACGTTTTTAGAAAAGATGCTTGAAAACACCTCAACACCATTCAAGGCCATCAATGCTGAATTAGGACAATTTAGGTTACAAGGGGCAAGCATTGGTAAGGTGTTGCAAGTGTTACGTGACCAATATGGATTGTTTTCGTTTTTTGTCGATGGCGTTTTAAAGGTAGGTTTGCCATTCTATAAAGATACAGCGCAATCGGCCGTGTTTCTATTTGAGAAAATGATATACGATGGTATGGAGTTAACCTATCTAAAAAAGGATGATGTTAAAGTCCAAGTCAAAGGTATATTGATTAAAAACAATGCCCGAGAGGAATTTACTTATGGCGATCCCACAGGTGATATTCGCACGGTATTTCAATACGGTGGCACCAAGGCCGATTTGGATATTAAGTGCAATTCGTTTTTAGAGCAAGCGAATTACACAGGTTATTATGGCAGTTTTAAAACGTTTTTAGAACCGAAAATGATACCCGGTGATTATGCCATTGTTGACAGTTGGAAGTTCCCAGAGCGCAAAGGTACGTACCTTATCAAGTCAGTAACAACAGAGATAAGTGTTGATGCAGGTGGCAAGCAAACAATTGAATTAGAACGTAGAATATTATGAGCAAGGAAGTAACAGACATAAGGCAAGCAATACAAGCATTAAGCGGTGTTAATGACCTCACATTCGAGGGCATACCGTGTACGGTGAGCGACATCAACACAACTGAAATGACTTGCACATGCACACCGATTAATGGTGATGCAGAGTTCTTTGATGTGCTACTCAATGCCGATGCCGATAAGGGATTTACATTGATACCTAAAGATGGCAGCGTTGTAATCGTGCAACAAACATCACAAGCAACGGCCTATGTTTCAATGGTGAGCAAGGTGGACCAAATATATTTGGCAGGCGATGCGAATGGGGGGTTGGTTAAGATTGATGATTTAAAGCTACAATATGATACAATGATAGCATCGTTTAAGGCCGCAATATCGGCAGGGTTTACGGCATTAAGTGGTTTAGATGGTGGTGCTTCCTTATCTGCATTTAATTCAGCAGCAGCAAGCGTAATAAATTTAAACAAAACAACATTAGAAAACACAAAAGTTAAACATGGCAACGGCTAATTAATTATATTTGCGATATGGAAAAACAACTATTAGAAAACAGATTTGCCAAAGTAAACAATGATGAACTTGGCTTTGTGTATCAATATGCCGATACTGATTATGTCTTTAAACATGGCAACTTTATACTTTCGCCAAAGTTTGAATATTGTGTTGAAAGTGATAATAAAATAATAACAATATCCGAACCTTTTACAGATTTTGAAGATATTAAGATGTTGTTTTATTTGTTGACCAAAAGAGAAGATATTGAAGAACTATACTCATTAATTGACAAACATGGCAACGGCTAAAGATTTCTTGCAAAACAACGATAACGATTTACTAATTGAAAACAATGATTTTGTTATCGGCAACAGTGATGAAGATCACATTGTTGACATTATCAATTCAGCGCAGGGCGATTGGAAAGAATACGTGCTTTGTGGTGTGAATATTGATAACTACCTCAACAGCAGTGGTGCGCAGTTGCAATTGAAGAAACAGATACTATCACAACTTGCGCAGGATGGTTATTCATCAATAACGGTTAACTTCAGCGATAACAATTCAACTAACTTCGAGGTAGATGCAATACGTAGTTAAACAAGGTCAAGTGATTTACGATGTTGCCGTTCAACTTTACGGTGATGCTCAATATT